AGTCTTCTTTTAATTGATTAAATTGATCTTCAAACCCAACAACCTCTAGATTTTCATCAAATTGTAGTGTTGTCATATTTAAAAATTTTAAAACCCTACGAGGTTCTTTTATTCCTTCAGCAGATAATTTTTGCATTATTTTTTCATCCAAAAGTTTTCCACTAAATTCAGCAATTTTTAAATCTTTGCTATTTAGATCAATTTCCAACTTTTCTTTTTCTTCTCTAAACCTTTTAGCATCCTGTTTTGCACGATCTAAGGCTGCTAATACGGCTTTTGCATCATCAATTACTACTTCATTTGTTTCTGTAGTTTCTTGTGTTTGTGTGTTTTCAGTTTCCAATTTCTCCACCTGTCGTGTCCATTAGTACATTATTTTTATTTCTTTTGCTACGTCTAAGTCATAACCCATTTCAACCAGGATTTGCTCAAGAGAAACACCAACAACTTTCTTCTTGACTGCAACTTCCCAATTATCTAAACTGTCCATACTTTCAATGTCTTTCCATTTGACTTGAACGTTTGGTTCAGTAGAATTATCCATTTTTAGAATAAATCTAAACATATCAGCCCATGTAGATCCAAAAGTAATTTGACGATCTTTTACTTTTGCAATTAATGGTGCTTCTGCAGTTCTTAATGATTCGCCAGAAGGAATACTTCCAGTTTTTTCAAAATAATGCAGCGGGGTACATGTAATAGATGCCATTGCACGAACAAAATCTTTTACTGGTTCTGTAAAGACTTTGTAATCTGCTGGAGAAAATTCTCCGACCTTATCTACACCCTTTAGATACCAAAGTTCTCCTGGTCCATTTTTTAAACGTCCCATATTTTCTTCTACGGTTGCTCCATCTTCAAAATCTTCAAATTCTGCAGAGTTTCCTCCGTTAGAAAGTGCATATCGTTGTGGCGCACCTTGGTAATCAACTGTTGTCATATGTGTAACAACTAATTTATTAATTGCATCTTGCGGACCGTAAGCATCTGCGTGTTCTGGTCGTCCATATTGTTTTGATGTGCGGAAATGAAATACTGGAATTTCTCCCCAAGGATTTTCAATAACCGAACTTAAAATAAATCCATTTGCAGATACAATATTTACAACCTCTCCAGGCATTGTATATTTTTCAATACGATCTGGATAATACATATTTAAATGAGAGGTTTTCTTTGTATGATCAGTTGGATCTTCAGACTGCCATAATTTTGCGGCTAATCTTTTTATACGTGGATTCTCATCATCATAAATCATAACTGTTGTTAAAGGTGAATTGTAATCAACAGTAACATTACCAGTCACATCTGTCCAAACAATTGCATAACAATCTCCGTATGCAAGTGCACGACGATGAATCTCATCAGCATCAATTTGCAAATCATTCATTTGCCAAATATCATTTATTTTTTTATTTGCTTCTTCAGTATTTGCTGTAATATTTGCAATTTCTAAACGATTAAGAACTGAATCTACAACTGTTCTTGCAAAATTGAATCTAAAATTGTTTATAGTATTGCTAAGTAATCTAAACCAACGAGTATTAGGAAAAATTTCAGCATTTGTTCCTTCATAATATGACTCAGCGGCTAGATAAGTATTTCTTCTATCTACGATTGTGTCGATAGCCTTTTTAATATCAGACATGTTGTCTCCTTAAGTAATTTACTTGTCTTGCTTCTATCTTTGGTGCTTTATTGTCTAAAAAGTACAAAACACCAGAAACAACAGCATCAAGTACGTCTTCGTGTGCTATTTTAGGAAATGACCACATTTGTTCTTCCAAAATTGGAAAATGTTGTGTATGTCTAATCTTTCCTTGTTGATAAAAATTCAAAGCCTTGCCTGCACGAATCTGCTTGGATAAACTTTGATTTTTTGATCTATATTTTGCGGGGACATTCTTAAATACATCCTTCCACAAATCTCCACCCTGGTTAACTTCAACATAAAGCACACCAACTCCATAGTTTTCTACTATAGAGTATACCTTGTCTGCTAACTCAGATGGAGACATTTTAACTTGTTCTGCATATCTTACGTATATATTTTCTTTACCCAAAGAGTCTACCCCTCTGGAAAGCACTGCAATCCCTGTATAGTCAGAGATTTTGTTTTTTGTTACTGCTGGGTCAATAGAAATGATAGTGTTTCCATATTCTTCAACCTCTTCAATAATAATATCTTCATTAGTCCAGAATGTTCCATCTGTATTGATTGGGCGATTCATATAGTTTTTAGCAAAATCACGAAGGTGTCTTTGGCTTTGAAGCCATTCTAATGACCACTTCTCAGGCCATACAGACCTCTCTGATGCATCATCATTAGGCATAATGGCTGGATAGTAGTGAACACTAACATTCTGGTCTTTAATCCATTCTAGTTCAGGACCAGTGTGTCCTTCGCTATATTTTCTGAACTGATCTATTACAGAGTTAGGCATTGTGGTTGTTCCAACAAAAATCATTCTTGCAAAAATATTCATAGGAGCAATATCATCAAAGACTGTATTTTTTTGTTGCCCTGCCTGATATTCGGAATAGTTCTTTTCACCTTTTTCAATATCATCTAGAATAATAAGGTCTGGACGTTGTCCAAAAACTTTTTTTCCCAAAGAGTTGGTATCAATACCATTAGCATCAAATATAAAATCGTTGCTTTGAATAATACGCCAAGAATTAGATGCCATGGCACGACCTGACGAAGCCACAATTTTAGGTTTGCAAAATTCTGGATAATCCATTTGTAAATACTCATTTGACTCCAATTCGTTTTTAAATGTCATAAGATGAGTTTCGGCTTGAGAAGCGGCATCAGAAAAGGCGGCAATAAACTTGACATGTCCATGAGCAGCAGCCCACATAGGCAGAATAAGGAATATCCAAGTAGATTTGCCACACTCTCTAGGGGCAATAAATGCATCACGATACTGTTTTGGTTTGGATGGGATATCTATCCACTTCTTTCCATATTCAGCCAAATCAATATGGAATTCTGATAATGTTATTTCCCCTTGAGGGTTTTTTAGGTGATGAGGTAAATAAACCAAAGCAAATAGCATTGGATCGTATTTTGTAAGTTCTCTACGCCCCTCTGAAAATGTTAAGAGTTCAAGTGGTACTGATTCCAAAATATCAGTTGCTTTAATTATTTTCTCCTTGTTTTCGTTGCTAGAATTTGATAGATTTCATCTACCCTTTGTTCTACTCTCAATAATCTTTCGCTATTAATCTCAACTTTATCTTTAATACTGGTTCCAGAATTCGGTTTAAGTTCTGCCAAGGTTTTGATCATATATCTCATGATTCCGAAGAAACCTCCTGTAATTCCCAATATGATACCTCCGATGGCTGTGATGTATTCTGGTTTCATTAAAAGTACACCTCAGATTTCATTTTATGGGGAATATTTTTTTCAGACAGCGAAATTTGCAAAAAGAAAAAAACCTTCCTAGCGGGTACCCCCCAAACCTTTAAACCTTTCAAACCTCTATATCTCCAAACCTTATCTTCTCTTTTATCAATTCATTCCTTGCCTTTGCTTCATTCAATAGATCCACAATAGCAAGATCTGTTCCATCCTTAGATCTATTCTCATTAATGATAGTTGATTTACCTTCAATAAGATTGATAGTCTGAATAGCCTTATGCACAGCATTTGCTAGTTTATTAAGAGCATCGCTATCCAAGGTTTGTTCCATTAAGGCTTCTACACATCTATCTAATACTGCTTGAGCCGCTATGATCTTTTCTTTGTCTGAATAGAATACTCTTAAATCCCCCGCCATTTTTGCGAGGGTATCAAGAGTGGGCAATTCCAAACCTCTCATAACAAACCATTTCTTGGCGGTATGATAAGACTTAGGATATCCAAGATATCTAATACTTGGACCAATACCCATTTCTTGGGCTGTCTCTATAAATTCTGTAATTTGTTCTTCCGTAAATGTGCTATATCCCATATATTCTCCCTATAAAGGTTTGATGGTTTGGAGGTTTGATGGTTTTTTAAGATTACGACGCACATCTGATAGGGCGTTGGTCTTTTAAACCTTCAAACCTTCATATCATGAAACCAGTAATCTCTCCATCATCTCTCTTAAATCCGAATCAGTCTTCATTGTTATTGCTATTTGTGTCTCGTTATCTAATGTAAAAAATTGAAGTGTAAATGATAAATCACCATCTTTATAATCTACGTCTTTAGCATATGGGAATAAGATCATTTATATCTCCCGCCAAATTTTACTAGTTTGTGCATCAGTGTAATTATATCATTTATTAAGAGGGAAGAGACATGAGGTGTCAATATCTCTTCCCCCAGATGATCTGAGTTTATGGCAACGTCCAACAGGAAATTACTCAGACCAAACCTTTAAATCTATTATAGCAGATGCTTCCTTGCTTTATAGTTAAGGAGATATGTAATAACCTTATCTTTGTAAGGATTGTCATCTCTCATTGTATTTTTTTCATATTTGCCAATTAACATATTGCATC